AAAAAATTTGGTACTCCGAACGGGTTTCGATCCCGCTTCTCCAACTTGAAAGGCTGGCGTCCTAGCCACTAGACGACCGGAGTATATTTGGTAGCCTAAGGTGGGAACGATCCACCGACCTACCGCTTATCAAGCGGTTGCTCTACCACTGAGCTACTAGGCTGTTATTGGCGGAAGTAGTAGGATTCGAACCCACGGACCCTTTCGAGCCTTCAGTTTTCAAGACTGCTGCCTTAAGCCATGCTCAGCCATACTTCCTAAACTTGGTGCCCCAGGCGGGAGTTGAACCCGCATTTAAATTTCTCTTTTTGAGAGAGACGACTTTGCCAATTTGTCTACCGGGGCAAAAGAAAAACTCCAACGCAATGACTATGTCTTAGAGGTCGGAGCCATGTTGTTTGGAGCAACGGGTGAGATTTGAACTCACGGTTTTACGGATTTGCAATCCGTTGCATTGGGCCACTCTGCCACCGTTGCGTTATTGGTACTCCGAAAGGGTATCGATCCCTCTTCTCCGCCTTGAAAGGGCAGCGTTCTAGCCAGTAAACTACCGGAGTATAATTTGGCGTACCCTCAGGGCCTCGAACCCCGAACCTCTGGTTTTGGAGACCAGCACTCTGCCAATTGAGCTAAGGATACATTGTTGGTACCAGCGGAGGGAATCGAACCCTCTCAAGAACGCTAATCTGGCGCTAAAAGGTTTATAAAACCTCTCTGACTTCCAAGTCTCGCTGGCAATAATAATTGGCGGTCTCAAGGGGTAACGATCCCCTTCTTCAACAGTGACAGTGTTGTGTGCGTCCGTGAACACTTTGAGACCAAATTTTGTTAAGCTTCACCACGATACGTTATGCGGCAGCGTGTTTGTCCACCGAACTGTGCTTGTGCAATTCTAACAGCATCCCCTGACGAGTTAGCAGTAACCGTAGTTTCGAATTGATTTAGACTTTCAGTAATGAACGCACCACTAGTGCCTTCACCTGCGTAGTAACCAACTTCAACATAAACTCGATGTGTTTGCATTTTAGACTTTCTAAAAATTTCTAAGTGTTAATAGTATAACACCGAACTTACAAAAAGTCAAGTATTGGTGGATGAGGTAGGAGTCGAACCTACAACGTTTCTTATGTCACTGATTTACAGTCAGCTGCCTTCAACCATTCAGCACACTCATCCAAAACACACTCTTTCGAATGTGTGTATTAAAATGCTCTCCGCTATGCTTTTAGACACCGTCGCAGGGCGAATGAAGAACATTTTAATACGATCTAATTTTTCCTCCCACAAAAGGGATTCCATCCTAGTCGCCGCCCATTTGCCCATGTTTTAAGTGCGGGCTAGGATCTCGTTTCCTATAACACTTTTTCGAAAGTCTAAAAACAAAAAACCCCAGGGTTTTTAATCCTAGGGTCCTTAGAGTTTAAAAGTAAACTGTGTTTACAATTTGGTCTCCGGGACCCTGCGAATCTCTGGTGTACGATCATATGATAAACTTACACACTCAATCGATAACCAATTGGAGGCTATAACGCCTGCCTGCTTGGGCATCGTATTAAAGAGTTGATGTCTAAAATTTGATTGCATTTTGTTTTCTTTTTCCTTTTATAAACAGCACTCTGCTGCCTATGTTTTAATTATACAGTTATTTAGTTCTGTTGTCAACCTCTATTTGCATTTTAGGCAAAATAAATTTTGATTCTTTCCTACTCAACTGTACGTATTATATTGTCTTTTATTTATATGTCAATAAAAATATAGCCACATAATGCGGCATTTTTGCCATATTACTCTACAAAAGATTCTTGTTGAATTAACAAGTGCTTGCCAATTTCAAAAAGTCCAACACTGCCTGGAAGGTCCATCGCTGCCACATGTATCTGACAGATACCATCACCATCCATACTCGATGCTACAAACTCTTTAATTTCGCCTTGCTCTATCGCTGCTCTTATGTAATCAATTACTTCGAGCATGGCTTTCTTTTGTTCTTCTTCTAACATCTGTTCTTTATTAGATGGATTAATGCTAACAACTTTCATATATGCCTTTATAGTAAATGATCTGCAATGTTGTAGTCAAGTGCTTCTTGAGTTGATAGATAGACATCACTTGCCGGAAGTAGTTTAGATTTAATTCTGCTAGGCGGTAACCCTGTAGCGTCTTTTAAAATGTCTATCATTTTTTTATTTAAGAGTTCGTTCTCTTTCATTTCAGCTTTCAAATCATGAAACTTGGCATCAGTTCCTCCAGAAAACTGATGGCACATGATTCCTGTATTGGCAGCAAGATATCTTTCTCCCTTGGTACCCGAGACAAAGATTAAAAAAGCTGCACTCATAATGTTGCCAATAGCAATAGTTCGAATACTATGTTTGCTACTTTGAATTACATCTATAAGAGCAAACGCTTGATAAAGATCGCCACCTGACGAATTAACATATAGTGTAAGAATTTTTTCTTTAGCATCTAAATTTTCGTAGACTATCCACTTGATGCATTCATTGACATTTTCTTCGGTAATTTCCCCTGTAAGAAAATGTATGGCATTTTCCAATAGTTTTACACCAATTCTGTCACCAGCATTAAATTCGTCAATCTTTTTCACGGCTGCTCCTTGCGTACTATTACTTATCACAGTAGCTATTAAAGTATCTGTTTATTATATAGCACCAGTAATCCACCCAATTATAGCTACATATGTAAGCCAATGCAAGAATTGATCAAATCCTACTAGTGTCCAAAATTGTTCGTGTGTAGTTGGACCCCATTTAAATTTGTCATTTAAGCGCATTTTTGCCCAATCTATATGATAGTGGGCAACGCTGTCGAATAGGCTTAAAAACAATGTTCCCGCTGGGCTTAGAAAAAAACTTAGAACTATAAAAGTACCTATTCCGTGAAGTCCTGCATGAACCAATCCCCCAGGATGTCCGTAGGTGCCTTTGTTTTTCCACTGATATTCTTTCTGTAGTGGAAAATCGATAATAAAATGTTTGAGTCCTAATAGTGCCAAAAGTAGCACAACTTCTTGAATATCTGTCATGATCGTTCTTTTGTTAGTTCACACATCAGTTGAAATTGCTCGTAGGCTCTACGAACGCTGTCATGTTTCATTAGTTTATCAGCTTCTTCCTGCATGGCTTTGACTCCAGCTTCAGCACAGTCATGCACACTTAGACCGTGTAGAGTACATAATTCGTCACCAAATTCTTTGGCTAGCTTTTCCCATGCCCGCTTCTGTCCTACGGTAATAGGAGTTTGTTTAGGACGTAGTTCGCTGGCCTTACTAATAGCCTTACAGATAGCATCTTCGGCAACTCGTCCAGCGGCAATCATAGCTGCATAGTTAGGATCAATGTTGTATCTGCGGCTCTGTCCGCCAGGGTAGCTCATAACTAAGTGTGTGCCTTTGGTAAAGCCATCCATGAAGTCGTTATCGTATTCGGCAACAGGCACATACCTGCGCCCAACTTTTTCATAATAGATTTTCTTCATAGGTTTCCCACGCTTTCTTTTCAAAATTCCAATGACGACTATCGTAGAAGTTAAAATGAACACAGTAGCCAAACAGCCCAGCTTCTAAATCTAAACCAGCGTGGGCTTGTCGTATGGTCCAACTAAACCCAAATGATACTAGACTACAATCCCTAATAAATTCTAATTCAATAAACTTGTGTTTAAATATAGTCTCGTAATTACGACACCATAAGTTATCAAACCCATGTGTCCACGGATTACGGAGATTAAAATTAAATGAAATCATTCAGGTACGGGCGAAAATCGATTTAAAAAACTTTCAATATAACAACTATATTCTCGAGGTCCTGCTTCTAAAGACAAATTACTTTCGTCTCGATAATGCACCCAGGTATTACCATCTTGTTCTATAACATGCAGCACAATAAATTTTTTATCGGGACTGCCACGCCACCTGCTGCCTTCTTTAATAATCATGTTAGTTTCCTTTCCAATGTTCCGCCGCATCTTCCGGAACTTGTGTTGTCATATGTATCATGAATCTATAATGTTCCCAAGCTGTCTTGGCTGCAATATTATTTGCCATATTTGTTGGAAACAAATCTGCCCACAATGCTCCTTCGGGAATTCGAAACGCCCGAATGTTCTGCAGCCTAGGTTGGAACAACTTGCCGTCTTCAAATAATCGTAATCCAATCTTTTTACATTTTTCTTCATCTAATCCCATGAGATAATCGGGACGAACCATGTAGTCATCGATACACCATGTAATAGCTTCTGCATCTCTTAATGCTGTACCTGTAATTATAAATGCAACATCATCGTAACTAACTTCGTCGGTTACAATGTCTCTAATACATCTTCCCAAACTAAATCAGATTTTCATATTAGCCCTTAAGTATACAACGATACTCACGTTGTAATTTCATCTTTGCATCGATGATAAATTTATTTCGATCTTTTTGATCTTGTGTTAACGTTACACCCACTGGTGTAAGTTCTGTCTCGTAAATTACACGAATAGATTTTTCACAACTGTTAATATTATCAAATGTTCCTAGTTGTGCAGGAGTTTGGTTTAATCCAAAAAACATTAAAATGTAAATCATTCGATTCCTATGTGTGTTTATGTTTACATAGTATAGCTTCAAAACTTATATTTGTCAACTACTCCATCGCATGGCAAACATAACAGCATCTTGTTCATTTTGAAAATACCATGCTCGATAACGAGATTCCTGTAAATCTCTAAACTTGTTTTGGCAATGTTCTAGACACCAAGTTAGTATATCGTTATAACTTTCTTCGTATTCTAATCGAACAACATGATAATTTGCAAGTACCGCCATTAGACTTTCTGTAGGTTCCGGCCATTTAACCTTGCGACTTGCTGTCATCATTGGCGGCTTACTCATTAGCAGTTCCTTAATAACCACTCTGTCAGTCTAGGACCCATTAACTTAGCACGTACCTGATACTTATATCCGTACTGCATTATATCCGGAATCCTATACCAACTAGGTGTTTCTACAGCGTGTTCTATAATCCATTTACCAGCTTCACTGTTTTGCCAGTTATATAATGGCTCAGCGGCATATAAGTCTGGATCTTCAACATCACCCAATGTAAACTCATGCACTACTATTTCTCGTATTTCTTCTACTTGATCGTTGACTATCATATATCTGTATGTATCAACTTTAGGTCGAGAGCCTAGATAACCCTGAGTAGGTAAAAATTGATATCCTTGAGTTTTCACTACTGACATCACAACCACCTCAACTGAAATGCTGTTGCTTCTGAATCTTTCGTTATGTTAACAGTGTACATAGGATCGCCACTATTAAAACGATGTGTATAATCTGCTGTGGGACACATTCGTGTCATCCATTCTTCAAATGATCGATCATCCTCGGGATATACCCAACAGGTCCAGCCTCGAGGAAGGATAATTTCTCCAAACTGATTTCCCGGATTAATAGGGGCTACACCGTCGTGGAATTCCCAATGGTGTACAAAAGTTTTAGTGTGCATATTTCATGACCATTTTAATAAAAATATTAACAGATCTTTTTCTTCACGGAACCAAAACTTGGCATTGTTAGCATACCAACGCATGTTAGGAGTCCACACTCCGTTGTCCGCACTTGGACCAAACTGTTTAATCATCCATGCCATCATTTCGTTCCATGCATCGCCATTGTTAGGATGCACAGTAAGATACTCTGTTCCATAAATTGTACCCTTACTCAATTCAAACGGCTTCCAACCTATAGCAGTCATTAGGATTTCAGTGTCAATATCATGCGCCATTTTTCTGGCCGCTTGATTAAGAAGTTCTTTTTCTAAATTCATTTTAGTTCGTTGCCTTCTGCTGAACCCCAACGAAGCATAAACATAGTAGCGTCATAGTCATTTTCAAATTGAAAATAAATTGCATGAACCTGTTCATTACGCCAAATACTTTTACAGTTGTTATCACACCAAGATTTCATCAGTGGAAGATTTGTGTAACCCACTCGATTAAAATTAATTCTATAAGGAAACACAGCTCTTGCTCTAGTAGCAAGAACTTCCCCAATTGTTGCCACTTTAGTCCCGCCCATTGCCGTATCTCAACAAAAACATTGTACGTTTCTGCTCATCGTAGAAATCCAAACAGATAGTATGATAAGCATTCTTGCCTTCATACCATCCTAACTCTACTACGGGATACCATTCACCGTCTAGAGGAGGTCTAACGTAATTAGGATCTTTTACATACTCTCTATGTTCACGTACTGTAAATCCTAATACGTTTTTCATCTTTTCACGTGATAGATAAACAGAGGGCTTTTCCCTCTGTTTAATCTTGTCTAATATTAATGCCCATTGTTGGGGTAACATTGTAATCGGTTTACTTGTTATGCTCACGACCAAGTCCTGTGTACTTCAGCTACCCATTCAACTCCGTCGTACTCTGCAATGTCCCATTTTACATCGCCCGGAACTTCGATAATCTTAAGATTAGCATGAACTCCATTTGCACCCATACCTAACTCACGAACAATTTTTACAAGATAAGGATCATCTCTTGCAATGTTTCGATCAGAAAAATCAGTGTCAGTGATACCGGCAAGTTTTTTATATTCTTGAACAGCACGTTCGCTCAAACCAAAACCACCGTAACAGTCGTTGATAACTATCCATTGTATTCCACGTAGAGCATTCATCAATTCTTCGTTTGACATGTTATACCTCAATCACAATGTTAGGATTCCAACCACTCTCGGGCTCGTAGCCTTCATAGCCACGAGGGTTGCAAACAATACGTGTCTCTCCAACGACATAGTCAAATGGGTGATGCGTGTGTCCATGTGTCCACAATTTGATCTGTGGGTGATCCATAATGAACTCACTAAGGTCACTGCTGTAAGCACCGTTCATAATATGTTCGTTAGCATACTGCTCGTGAGTACTTAGTTTGCTGGGAGCATGATGTCCAACTACTACAAACTTTTTATCATGCTGTTCTGCAACAACTGTTTTAATGTATTGTAGCATCCTCTTATGACGAACGCAAGTGTCAGCGGGCTTGAGTCTAGTGTAGCCTTCGTGCTCTTTGAGAATCACACGGAAGTCACTCATCATGTCTCGAACGGCATGCAGAGTCAAAGGATCGCCGTTGTTCATGTCAGTCCAAAGTGTGCCGCCAATAAAGGTAACATCATCAATAATCTTAGACTCTTGTTCCAAGAAGTAGACGTTTGAAAACTTTGCGCATTCGTCATGCAGGACCTTTAGTGTACGTTCCCACTTGCCGTGATAGAACTCATGGTTGCCTGCAATGTAGATCACATGCGGAAACTGAAAGCTCACACGCTTTAGGAAGTCACGGAATCTCTGCACACGCTCTTGCTTACGTCCTAGATCTGCAACTGCACCTGATGTCCAGGGATCAAATGTAGAAGCCGGATGGTCATAGAGTTCTTCGGCAATCATAATGTCGCCAGAGAGTATTAAGACATCACAGCCTTCGTCGTTTTTAATGTTGATATCGGAAAACTCAAGATGGAGATCACTAACTAGTTTGATTTTCATAGTTTCTCATTGAATAATATATGTGTATATTATAGCGCCAGTTTAACAATTTGTCAACTGATTAATGAAAGTCTTGATCTAAATTATTAGTGAGTAATTTTTAATTGCCATTCTAACCAAATTAAGAATACAGTAACTGATATTGTTAGTATCATAACAATTTGTGCTAGTCTCATAATTTGTATAATTTAAAAAAGTAAGTAATTAAGGCGGCAAAGGTAAAACACCAACAAAGCACATCGATTTGTCGTTGGCGGTCGTAATCCATTGCAGACAGTTCGGCTTGATACTCTTTTTCTATAACAGATTTTTCAGCCTCTACTTTAATCCAAGCATCCTTGCCGTATTTTTGAATTGTTTTGGCTTTTAATTCAGCTACTTCTCGCTCATACTTCATCTTAGATTCAAACTTTTCAAGAGCTCGAAGTTCTAATGTTGATACACGATGTTGCTCTGTTAGTTTAGATTTTATACGAGCTTGATGCTCGCGCTGAATGGTATTTTCCATATCAGCTTGTTGGCTGGATACAACTGCCCCCAGTTCCTTGCCTGCGGATTGTGCCGTTTTAAGGGCAGTCGTGGCGGATTTGACTCCGTCTATCATATATTCGCTCTCGTCTTTACAATTTTATTTATTCGCTAACGGATTATCAATAGCCTTTTGTATCTTGCTATCGACTTCTTTCTTCAATTGAACAACTTCACGCTCAATTTCTCTACGTGCTTGAGCCATTTCGATACGAATAGTATTAGCTTCGTTACGTGCTTTTTCTAAGTCTTCACGAACTGCTTTACGCATATCTCGCATTTCTTGTTCAGTTTCACGTTGTGCAGTTTTAACGCCGCGCTCTACCTGTTCTGTCACCGATTCATTACGACGTAGATCGTTTTTCAAATCAGTTTTAATATCACGAGTATAATCGCTAGTCTTAGCACTGTTCTCTTCAATGACTGCTAGTCGCTTGTCAAAGCCACTTAGATCAGGTGCAGCATACTCTGAAATCTTTTTCTTCATTCCCACATAGTCTTTGTACACTTCAAATGAGCCATAAAGTCCTCCCAGTATCGATGACACAATAGTAAATGCCACCATTAGTTTTGCTGGTGTAAATTCATAGCCACCAATACTGATAACAGTATCTTTGCTGGCATACTTCTTTGCGGCTGCTTCAAGTTCATCAACTTTAGCGTTTACGTCTTTAATTTCTTCTGTCATTTTCTTACTCCTAAACTTTGTTTTTATTTTGATCTGCTAACATCTTGGCCCATGCTTTCTTAGCTTCAAGTGTATCTTTAGCATTTTGTACTTTGGTGCCATTGCTTGTTATAATGCTCGATGCTGTTGCACCCAAACCGAGCCCTATAATTATATAAACCATATAATATTCCACATTACTCTCCTTACTTGTACTGTTGATCAATCATTTCTTGATGTAGCCTATCACTGCCACCAGTGAGTCCTCTTAACAATCTTACATTGTCAACAGTCTTTTGATTTTTATAAACTTCCTTTGGCTCGTAGAATGCTACATCTTTTAATACAAATGAATATGCGTTAAATCCTGCAGGAGTTATTGCCATAGTGGCAAGATCCACTCCGCCTGCTAATTCGTTTGACTGTACATTTCTATTCACTGTACTGGTCTGTTGTTGTATATTATCCTGCATCAACTCAAAACGCTGTTGCATCATCATTTCTGATAGTGGATTACCAACCTTACCTATGCCTCCAAAACTGGCTACTTGCATTGGCGGTATTTCAGCGTCTACAGGTCTTGCTTCTATTCTAGGTTGGTATACGGGTGATGTTTGTGCAACTGGGGACGACATGTTAGATACAGTAAATGCAGACAACGGATTATATCCCAGCGTATTTTTATTAACTGTAATACCGGTACCACTAGACTGCTGTTGAGTTTCTGTTGCTACTTGTGCAGGAGGTTTTAACATAACAACACTAGTTGATTGTATTTCTACTTGTTGACTAGCTGTTGTAGTTTGTTGAACTTGCTGAACAGTTTTGTTAGTTTGTTGCTGTTGTGTGGTAGTTTGTTGCTGTTGTTGTTGCGACACTTGTGTTGTTGACTGTGTTGTTGTCTGCTGACTAGCTTGTGTTGTTTGACTAGAGAACTGTGCGGCTGCGGTAGCACTATTAGCACTCATGTCTTGATTCATACTAACTGCGGCATTACTAGCGGCATTTGAACTTTGTACGGTTCCTTCAAATGCTTTAGCGGCATTTTGTACAGCCATTTGCTGAGTTGCTTTATCATTTGCCTGCGCTGTTTTAACCACACTCATTGCCAACTTACTAGGGCCAGCACCTCCTCCGCCTTGTTGTGGACCTGCAGATTGTGGACCAGCACTTGGAGGTGGAGCATTTGCTGTTTGTGTAGCTTGTGGAGGACCGCCAGCAGGTTGTGCTTGTGTAGGTGCAGGTCCTTGCTGTTGTGGACTAGGCTGTGAGGGATTATCTTGAGGACCGCCAGGATTTTGATTTGGATCTTGTCCTTGTGGTCCAGGAGCAGGACCTTGTGGTCCAGGAGCAGGTTGCTGTGCCTGTTGTTGTGGACTTGCTTGAGCCAATGCCGGTGCCGCGTCTGCTACACCTGGAGGAGCTGCCGCAGGTGCAGGTGATCCATAGTTGATTGCAGGCACAAATGATGTTGCAGATGCATTTGAAACTGTAGACCCTAATATTGAATTTTTAACAGTGGCTAACGCATATCCTGGGCAAGTGGCACTTGATAATGGATCAGCAATACATGGATCGGGTCTAGCCGAATATTTTAAACTAAAACTAACATTATAAATTTCTGGACCGTAGTTGCCTGCCCAGAAATTATTATCTCTGCCGATAAAGCCTACTCGTGCAGTACTCAGGCTTGATGCAGTATAAGGTGTGGCGAATGTTTCGCTAAAATTAAAATTAGTCCAATTATATTTTTGATTAGTTTGTGCTGTATAATCGTAGTTGGCAACTTGACTACCAGTGCTTCCGTATAATTTAACATAGGCAGACAAATAGTCTTGTCTAGCATCATCCCAACCATTGCCGTTTTTAGCCCTAAATCCAAAGTTAAATCCGCTAAGTTGTACAACACTTCCGCTGATAGACAATGCTTTGTTTATGTTAACTATTTGATTTAAATCTACAGTACCGTAGGAAAAGTTAATATTACTGCCATCCCTAATACTGGGGTTTGGTCCACAGTTACCCGGCTGTCCTGCACCAAAGCATAGTTGGTTAACATAGACACCATTGTTCCAAATGCTAGTTGTAGTCGTAGGAGTACTACCAGTATTGATTAGATTACCGGTAGTAGTGTCTACTGTTTGACTATTAGAATAACTTGAACACAAGAGCCCCAAGCAGAGCACCAATGCCAACTTTCTTATAAGTGTCATCTATTTTTGCCTCATCTAACTTTGGTATTTTATCTACATTAGCTTCCCATTCAGCTTTGGCTTGTAGACCAATCTTACCTTCGTATGGGCAAGGTGTTCCTGCAGCCAACATAGCGTCAAACACACGACGGTCTTGACACATGGTAGCAACTGCGGCTACCTTCATACCCATATCATATAATGTTTTAGATAACTTTAGTCGTTCGCAATTCATATCACGAACTGTTCCACCACCACTCACACCAAAGATTTGCGTTTGTATACTACCGCTAGTACCCGTTGAGCATAGGTCAGCATTACCGCCACTCATCATTGATGGTGCTACAGCGGTAGGAGGTGGTTGAATAACACGCTGAGTAATCTCTGTTTTATTAATGTTAGTGTTGGTCATTTCACCACTGTTGATGTTCTGATTAACATTGGCGTTTTGATTAACATTGTTGCTTGTACTAGTGTTTGTATTGTTATTGTTGTTGGTCATACTACCACTTTGTACATTGTTATTAGTCATTGTACCGCTATTAATGTTAGTGTTAGTATTGTTAGATGTAGACGTACTATTATTAATATTACGGTTAGTCATATCACCTGTATTAACATTATTATTAGTATTTGTACTTGTGCTAGTACTGGTGTTGATATTACGATTAGTCATATCACCTGTGTTGATATTTCTATTTGTGTTATCGCTGGTACTAGTGTTGATGTTATTGTTTGTGTTAACACTGGTACTGGCATTATTGTTATTGTAGGTCATTGTACCGGTATTAACATTGTTATTTTGATTAACATTTGTACTTGTGCTTGCACTTGTGCTGGTATTAACATTGTTGTTGTTATTAGTCATTGTACCTGTATTAACGTTGTTATTGTTAAACGTTTGAGTACCGCTATTAATATTGTTATTGTTATTGTTATTAGTGTAAGTCACCGAACCACTCATAACGTTGTTATTATTGTTATTGTTGGTCAGTGTGCCGCTGTTAACATTAATGTTGTTGTTAGTGTTAGTTGTGCCACCACTTAACGCAGTATTGTTGTTAGTTGTCACGGTACCACTATTAACATTGTTAGTGTTGATTGTGCTTGTACTGGTAGTAGTACTATTAGTATCAACTAGACTTTTTGAGTCATAGGTGCCCTGATTAATTAATGTCTGGCCGTTTGCAGCCCAAGATATTAAGAGGGCCGAAATACCTAAAAGTATTCTTGTTTTTTTCATGGTCGCTCCTAAGCGGTAGAAGTTCCGCTTATAAGTATTTACGTGGGGGCGACCTAAAGTTAACCACTCACTTTAATCTAGAACAAGATATTGTTAAAGATCTTGTTTTCGTTGGACTGAAAAGTAGGGTTTGATAACATTAAAGAAACTATCCCAATCTGTAATCTCGGGATAGTTTTTAAATACACTGTAATACCAACGATCTTCGTATTGATTAATGTATTGTTTGCCGTTTGAGGCTGTTTTAACGTGCTTCTGAAAGAGAGGTTTTATATCTGAAGGAATAGAGTTGCCGTTGTGGCCTCCCCACCATCTTGCGACTAATTTAGGTTTAAATTTGTCTTTTTGTATTTTATCAAAATCACTTGCTCTCATCAAGTATTTATTTGATTTCTGGAAACAAACAATCTTGAATAAATGTTGTTACATCACTTTCACTTAGGCCTAGACTTACCATGACCTTAGGTGTATGCGGATTTTGCTTTTGATTTTCACAATAATAATTTTGTGAAGCAGTAGTGTCATTGGCCGTAGCATTAGTTTCACTTACTGTTTCTACGTAATGATTAACTAGAATGTGTGCTAGACTTGCAAGTTGCTTTAGTTCACTTTCATCGTTTACATTGCCCGCAGCTACCATATGTTCACTGAAAATACGTTCTGCCCACTCTGGTAGTTTGCGCTTTTTATTCCACTCGTAACGTCCAACTTCATCACCAAAGTATTCGATCATAGGATGTTCTGAATCTCCAGCTGGACTGTAATCAATAAAACAACCAGTAATCTTGTTTTTACCGGCTATAACATCAAATCCAAATATTGGTGCAGGATTATGTGTATGAGGAAAGATGCAACAATGCATCATCCAGAGTCCTTTGGATTCTCTGGCATCTACAACATCGACGTGAGCCCTACGATAAGCGTCACTGGTCCAAACACGATTAACCCAACCAGGTTGATTAAATTGTTCCATGCCTGGCTCAAAGATTTCTTTTCCTGTTTTGTCAAATTTATTTTCTAACAGGTGTTGAATCTCAATCAATGTGTTCCAAACATTACTCTCCACTATACAAATCTCTCATCATTTTAATAGCGTACTCAAAAGCTATACGAGCTTCGTCACCTAGGTCGTCTGTAAGTGTTTGTCTTATGGCCATTTTCATAGCATCTGCATTTTCAAAGTCGTAGAACTTACCACTCGAAATATGTGCTACTTGCTTCTTAATGATTTGCCCGCCAAATAAATCACCCATATGTCGGCAATATAAATGTGCTTTAATTAAATGTTTATATTCTGGGTCATTACCAATTGAATGCAAGTATGCCTGATACTCTAGTGTAGCAGTGGTTAGATAGCAATACGAGCCATCGTCTAATTCCATAAAGTCAGCATAGATACCTTTAAGACGAGGTAGGTCTGGCATATTATCGAGGAAACCCTGACGTTTACAGTACCATTCAATTGGATCATATATTGCTAGTAAATTATAGAGATAGTTTCTATAATCTGCTTTACCAATTTTCCCACTAAGTAACATCTTAGCGAATGTTGTTGTTTCTGCCTCGTGATGGAGGTCTTTAGTGATATCTTTTAAGCTCATAGTCTGTTATTTACTATTATCTAAATCTTAGGACGAAGAATAAGAGATCTTCTTCTCGATCCATTTTAATGATGTAATTAACTTGATCGAATCTTTGATACTGCCATTTTATTCCCATTGGTCCAAGAGCCTGAGAAATAAAATTTAGCATTGATTTTTTGCCTTTGATGCCCTGTGACATCAGCGTTGAACGCTGATCTCTAAACTGTACCCAATATCCAAACCTCTGAGCACCAGTGCGTTGATGTTTAATTAAACGCACGTCGTCAAATGTCATTCTTCTTCTATATTGATCTGTAAAGGAAATCCATTAGAACGAGCAAGGTGTGTACATTCAATACCTCTTTGTTCTGCAATCTCGTGTGTAAAAATTCCCACAACTGCACTACCTTCATTATGAATTTCTAAGGTAATATTTCTTGCATCATTTTCAGTATGCTTAAAAACTTCAGTTAACAGGTCCATGACAAACTCCATAGGCGTTTGATCATCATTTAGAAAAATCACCTTCCACATTTTGGGTGGCTGAAGTGATACTTTAATTTTTTCATCAAGTTGTACGTCTGTGGACATAGTGCTCCGGTTATTGTTAGTAGGGGAAGTTCCCTTCCCCTTTATTATATTACTTAACTTCTACAATGTCAATGACTCTTGGCTTTTCAGAGTCAGGAATATTGCGGAATAGTTTAACTATCAGCATACCATTCTTGATTTCTGCACCTTTGACTTCTATATGTTCAGCGAGTGGAAATTCACGAACAAAGTCACGGGTAGCAAGACCTCTATGTAAGTAAACAATGTCTGGATTTTCGTGGCGAACAGATTCCTCTCCGTCACCCCTGATTGTAAGAACATTTGATTCTACAGTAACCGCAATTTCGTTTTTCTCAAATCCCGTCACTGCAATTTGAATCTCGTACTGATTCTCACCAGTCTTGAGTATATTGTGTGGAGGATAGTTGTTGCCTACGGAATTAGAAAATCTGCGTTCCATAGTGTCAAACATTGTGTCAAACCCAACTAGGGCTCTGTTAAGTGCTTCTATTCTAGATATTTGATTGTTGTTCATAATAGTCTCCTTAAAAAGTAAGAACAATTAGGGGCCTCGAAAGTACCCCTGTTTATGATTAGTCTGCTTTCTTCTCTGTGAAGGTAGCGTCAACTATATCATCTTGTGCAGGTTGTGGTTGAGCAGTAGCTTGTGTTTCTGCTTGTTCCTTGGCCTGCTTTTTCTCCAACAATGTTTTCATTGCTGGAAGAACCTTTTCTAGTTCTGATTTAATCAGATCAACATCTTCACCTTGTCGTGCATCTTCAACTGCTTTGATTGCAGTTTCGATATCTGCAATTTCAGTTTCAGTGAGTTCAGATTTAAATTCTTCTAGATCTTTTTTCACTTCATGCAATGTTGCTTCTGCTGAATTACGAGTTTCAATTAAGGTACGTGCTTTCTTATCTGAATCTGCGTTAATCTCAGCTTCTTGCACCATGCGTTCGATTTCTTCCTTGCTAAGTCCACTATCTGACTTGATAGTAATCTTATTTTCTTTGCCGGTGGTTTTATCTTTAGCGGATACATGCATGATACCGTTTGCATCAATATCGAAAGTAACTTCAATCTGTGGCTGTCCACGACGTTGAGGTTGGATACCTTCAAGATTGAATTCGCCTAGCAACTTGTTGTACTGAACCAGTTCACGTTCACCTTGGAACGCTTTGATAGTAACAGCCGGCTGATTGTCTTCTGCTGTAGAGAATGTCTGGCTAGCTTTGGTTGGAATAGTTGTGTTCTTCTGAACCAACTTGCTCATGATACCGCCCATGGTTTCGATACCTAGGCTCAACGGAGTAACGTCTAGTAATAGAACATCACTGCGTCCACCACCTAGAACATCACCTTGAATAGCAGCACCAACTGCAACTGCTTCGTCTGGGTTAACATCTTTACGTGGAGCCTTACCGAATAGTTTCTCAACTGCTTCTTGCACCTTAGGCATACGTGTCATACCGCCAACAAGAATAACTTCGTCAATGTCTGAGGCTGTAACACCTGCATCTTGCATTGCAGTCTTACAAGGTACAATGCTTCGTTGGATTAGTTCATCAACTAACTGCTCTAGTTTGCTACGAGTAAGTGTGATGTTCATGTGCTTAGGACCACTTGCATCCGCTGTAATGTAGGGCAAGTTGACAGAAGTTTGCGCACTGCTAGACAATTCAATTTTAGCTTTTTCAGCAGATTCTTTTAATCGTTGTAGTGCAAGTACATCTTTAGTTAGATCAACACCTTGATCCTTGCGGAATTCTTCAACTAAGAAATCCATAATGCGTTGGTCAAAGTCTTCACCGCCCAAGAATGTGTCACCGTTGGTGCTTAGTACTTCGATTTGTTTATCGCCTTCGACATTCGCAATTTCAATGATTGATACGTCGAATGTACCGCCACCAAGGTCGTAAACAGCAATTTTCCTGTCAGCTTTATCAGCTTTATCAACGCCATAACTAAGAGCTGCCGCAGTAGGCTCGTTAATAATACGGAGTACTTCCAGGCCTGCGATTTTTCCAGCATCCTTAGTCGCCTGTCTTTGGCTGTCGTTAAAGTACGCAGGAACTGTAATAACTGCTTGGGTAACTTCATGTCCTAAATAGTCCTCTGCTGTCTTTTTCATTTTACGCAGAACTTCAGCACTAATCTGCGGCGGTGCTAATTCTTGTCCTTGTGCTCGAATCCATGCATCGCCGTTTTTAGCTTCCATGATTTCGTAAGGCATCAAGTCGATGTCTTTCTGCACAGCTTGTTCGCTGAACTTTCGTCCAATCAAACGCTTACTTGCATAGATTGTGTTTTTGGGATTTGTTACTGCTTGACGCTTTGCGCTTGCGCCTACTAGAATTTCATCATTAGCGTATGCAACAATACTAGGTGTAGTACGTGCGCCTTCTGAATTTTCAATTACTTTTGCAACACCGTTTTCGATGATTGCCACGCATGAATTTGTTGTACCGAGGTCGATACCGATGATCTTAGACATGAGTCTATCTCCTTATTAAGTAAGATCTATTGTTTGGGCCCTATGCCCCGTAAACTGCCCAGAGGTACAATTTACATTTTATTTATATCAGATATTCTCTAAGTTAGGAATATTTGACCACTTTTTGAGTTTTTCTATTTTGGCTCTTTTAGCAGCATGTAGATTAGCCCAGCTTACAACATTGTTGATTAGCAGGATATCTACCATAGCAAGTAAATCGCCAATTTCTTCTTCCAAATGTTCTCGATTGGTATTTTCGGTGCCGGGTTTGGCATTATCAATACCAAATCGTCGAATTTTACTAACTGCTTGGATTACTTCTGCACATTCTTCTTGCAGAATGTCCATTACTTCGTTGTCTTCTTCGTTCATATTATCTTTCTCTTGCAAAAGGCTGGATGTATTGTCCTGCACTAGTAGTAGATGTTTTTAGTGTATTAAACACATTTTGTACACCCACTGCTTGATCAATTGCATCAGCTAGGGCATTGTGTGCAGTAACCGTGGCACGTTGTGGATTGATACCAATATCAAACAGTGTTCGGGTATCACGCATTTCCCAGAAGCTCCAAGGAACAGCTTTGCCAATCTTACGGAAGTACCATTCTAGAATGATCAAGTCAAAGCCTACACCGTGACTCCATACTCGCTTGCTACCCCAACAAAACTTATAAAGTTGTGTCATAGCTTCATTGATAGACACACGATCAGTAGGATCAAATGCTGCTTCTTGTGCGGCTGCACTTTGCTTGGCCCACCAGTCCAATGTGCTTTGACTAACTGTTGCACCGATCTTATCGCAACTGTCGACATCAACCTTGAGGTAGAACTTTTCCATTGTGCTCTCGTCGCCAAACGGATCAAACTTAACTGCTCCGATGGTTAAGATAGTTGCGGAAGGGAGAACGTCGAGTGTCTCCAGATCAATCATGATGTCTGTGTTCATGTGTATATTGTACTATCTTTCTGCCCCATGGGCAATGAATTAATAAAGTTTTTGTGGGAGTTGCTGTTCGCGAAGCTTCTTGCGCAATCGTGCTTTAGCGGCACCTTTTTTACGTTTGCGTTCAGTAGTAGGTTTTTCGTAGAACTCTTTTGCACGAAGAGTTTCAAGTGTTCCTGCCTCTTCGACTTTCTTTTTAAAACGTCTTAACGATACGTTTATATTTTCGTTTTCTTTAATGGTAACTTTAGTCATAGGTATTTAAACTGTTTGTGAGTAGTTGTCCTACATCCTCACTTGCATATATAGACTTTGCATTAACAGAAGCTAGAAATTTTAAATATCCAAAGTAGTGAGAATTTTTTTGTGCTGCCATATAACCAACAAGTATTTGATTGTCATGATCAGCGTTGAAGATTATTAGATTACTTTTATGCTTTTTATCTAACAACCAATCTGAGTCTCCAGATTCCCAAATATAAAGAATAACATTGTCGTTGTAGTCTATGCTCAATAAGGTATCTGAAATAACTTTACTTTGTTCACTAGTTAGTCCAACAATTAAAATTCGATAACCATCAATTAACACATCGTCTGGCGATGTAACAACTACAACTTTATCAGTCATTCTGCACCCTTGGCTTTTTTAACACGATTCCAAATTGTAGATGCATTCTGTTCTTCGTTCTGAATATAACCTTCTTCACCATCGATAGGTTTCTTAACTTGTACACCGTCGACGTTTTCCATATATGTTTCGTTATTATTAACATAATCGCCTGGGCGGACATCTAATTGTTCTTGTGCCCACTTGGCTGCTTCTATAGCTGCTTCGTTATCACTAATGTTTTCATTATCAATAATAGTTTCATTAGGAAGATAACTTTCCCACGGAAGCTGAGTGATAAGACCTCGATCATATAATTTTTTATGGCGCTTTAAACTATCGTTTGGATGATCATGTTTCCATGCTGTCTTAGCCGCTTTAGTTTCTGCAGAGTCATCTGGATGAAATAGTTCTTCATCAGTTTCCTCTATAATCTCTTCTTCTTTTTCTTCCGGCTTATGTACTATAGGTTCAAGATTTTCAAAATGTGCAAACGGTTGATTTAGATAGGGATGTTGTTCTAGTATAGACTTTTCTTCAACTATTACCTCCGGAACTACCTCCGGTGTTGTGACAGTAGGTTCAACAACTATGTTGTCGTTGCTCTCCGTAATCAGGCTGTCACCCTCTGCTTTTAATTCTTCTTCTCGAGCAGTTCGAAACCATTGGAAACTGTATTGACTTGCTATTAGTAATATAACTGCCAGTGGGTCAAATACTGAAACAATAATAATGATTACCCATGTGACTGCTTTTTCTAAAATATTGGCATCTGGGTTGTCGCCGTAGATAAAGGCAGCAATATATTTGATTGGGCCTACTTCCGCTTCAACTTTGCGTACTTCTGCTCGAATAGGTGCGGCTTCGTCATTAAGTGTAGCAATAAGTTTCTGGTTGGCTTCAATGTCTTTGGCCAACGCAGTGCGATCACGTTGCTGAGATCTACGTATATTGTTTGATTTGTCTGCACCTTTTTCGTCTGTGCTTCGACCCATGACTTGGTCAACCGCCTCATCCATTTGTTTAAGTTGCTTGCGGTTGGCTTCAATATTTTCTTTAGCTGTTTTGATTTTCTCATCATATATTGCAATCCTACTTTGTACATCACCTGAAACTAAACTTTGATCACTGTGTGCCTTACTTAGGAATCCAAAGATACCCATTGAAGTGATAAGCATTAAGATTGCAATCGCTACTAGAAGATAAGTGCGAATAAAGACCGGAGCACGTTGCCAGTTTAATTTAAGCCATACGGTAGCAATTAACTTGCTGATTTCTAATGCTACTCCCATGACAATAATCGGAATAACTGCGGCAGCAAAGATACTAACTAGTCCTGCCACGCTATACCAAATAGCAACAGCAGATATAGTTAATCCGCTGAGTAATGCAAGCCAGGCAATTATTTTATCGCTTAAATTGATCTTCATAAGTTAATATTTATTCTCTATACCATTGCCAATTTCTACTACTATTGTTATAACAAGCAGTTCTGCTGATAGTCTTCTCTACATTATACGCGATTGTCTGTATATGTAAACGACGACAATAACCAGAACTACTCGGCCAAGTCATTACAGGAATAGCAATGCCGCTGGCATTAGATTTATACCATTCAACTGTCTGTCCATTTTCTGCAACCATTAACGCATGAGTAACAGCTTGACTATATGAGGCTTTTTGTTCATCATCTAATGTACGAAACCAACCAAATGTAGTCTGTATGAGTTCGTCGATTGGTGGCCCACCGCGATATTCAAAAAATCGAGGATTGCTAAGATCACTGGCATGTGCTGTACTAGAGACGACCAACAGTATTAACAATCTCCCAACTACCGTCAGGCCTTTGACAACTAATTCCTTTGCGTTGAACATCACGTCCTCCTATTTGCGTCCAGTAAGTAAATTCACCACAACTTTGAGACAATCCCATTCTTGTTGCTGATAATCTTTTTGTTTGATCATCTGTGCAATCTAATGTAGTCTCACTGTTTACCCTTTCACCATTTTGTGTTTTAATGGTTTGACTGGTATAACAGTATTGCGGCTTATTTGCAGAAACTGTAGGTGCAGAGCTACAACCGGTCATTGCCATAATACACGACAATGCCAGTGTAGGCCCCACAGCAATAACAAGAGCGTTCATTACTGTGCTCTTTTGGTCTGTGCTTCAGCAATCAACTGATCAAATGTTGACTTCTTCATCTCAAGACGAACAAATGTATAATGCTTTCCAGCCATAGTAAAATGACCACGTTCGGATTTCACATGGCGACGGATAGCAGTGTCTTCTACCTTGTAAGAAATCATAGTACGAGTAGTTTTCTTGTCGTTGACAATATCAATAACAGTTTCACTGTTAACTGTACCGTTGATGCGTTTTGCAAAGTTGTTCATTGCAATTGCATCCATTTGTTCTTCAGCTGCCTGAGCATAATTACTATCGCCGGCACCGCAAGCATAGACGTAATCTTCACTCCACCAAAACCAACCTTTGACGCCTTCTTGAGCGCAGTCCTGATACCAACTAGGTTGAGCAAATGTCTTACGCTCTGGGACTTCTTTAAGAGACGAACAGCCAGTAATAGCTGCTGCCATTAAGCCTACTAAAATTGCCTTTTTCATCGTGTGCCTTTCTGTGTGTGTTAACGATATAATAAGTATAGCACCGCGGCTACTCAAAGTCAACCGGGTGCTTTACCAATTTTATTTGAAGAAAATTAACGCCATCATTACAGCTTGAACAATAAACCCTAATCCAATAGTGACAACATTAAGCATGTCTTTTTGTACTGTGGCCTTAACAAATAACAATGTTAGTCCGCCCCAACATAATAGTACAAGATCAACTGCGGGCATCTTATCAGTCAATCCACTCATTACTGCTAGTAGACTAGGGACAGTAGCGGCATGAAGAACAATGACTGCTAGCCAACCAAATGTTTCTGCTGAGATATGACTAACTGTAGCTGTAGCCCAAGTTTTGAATTCTTGAAGATTTTCAAAATGAGGTAACGGATTAAATTTATTTAAATTAACCATTTGTTTTCTTTCCTTTATAAAAGATGTGATTTCCAATTGATCCAATTTTTTCTAAAGGCCAGCTTGGGTTGACATAGTTTGCATGATAGTACAATGCTTCTTTCATTACGTCAAGTCGAAAGCCTTCCAATAATACTTTTTTAGCCACAGCCATACTTTCGTTATAGGCAGCACTATTGATTGGACGAGCTCTTGGCGCTGTGTCGCAATACCATGAGAATTGGCAAACAACCCTGTCCATAATTACCGACTTTTGGTAGACAACACCGCATACGTCCTTTGGGAACGAAGGATGAGATGCCCTGTTCATAGTGACTTGCGCTACTGCTACTTTGCCTTCAAAGTTTTCGTGTCCTGCTTCGCGATAGATATTCATCGCTAGACACTCGAGTTGTCGTTCTCTAGTCTTGATTGATACAATATCGGGAGATGATAACATCTGCCCTTCACGTAGCTTTTCCATTTTGGCTTGAGTAATACTTTGAACCAAAACATATACTACTAACAATCCTATAATAAAGGATGTAAATCTAAATAACTTTTCCATAAGTCCTCCTTTGACTTGGTGTTGTAAAACTTCTACAACATTACATAAAGGGAGTTAACTTCACGAGGCTCTGACAGAACCCTACTTTCGTGTAGTTGTCTCCATTAGCCACCACAGCTCATAACATGTGGTACCTTTGGCGACCCTTGGCATCCCGAAAATACGGGTTTCTCATTAGCCAAGACCCGCGGACATAATATTGATGGTATCTCTATCATGCCAACTATCTTAGTTTCTTTGCGAAACGTTTAATATATACCATATAAATCCAAAATGTACCATAGAACTGATGGTTATCGACGCATTTTGGAGATATCTTGTGCTTCTTCGTCCGAAAATACAGGAACGGCATTGCTCTTGTGCATTGTCGCAATACCTTTGACTTTGGTTCCGGTATAAACTGGACTAGGTTTTAATACAGCATTACCACCAGTATCAACACTTTTAATGTGAGCTGTGGTATTTCTGCCTTCTGGAATGGTAAGACTGTACGATCCCTTGAGCGGTTCTGCTGATAAAGCACGATTACGCTTTCGTTCTTCAGTATCAAAAGCCCACCGCTTTTGAATTTCTTTCCAAGATTCGTCCAATTCTCTAGCCTTTCTAGCATGTTCAGCCGATGCAAACTTTTGCTTGCCTTTGCGTTTACCTGTAGTACTGAGCCACGGACCTTCTAAGTGCATTGTCAAAAGAAACCTCCAAACTTGTTAAACTATGCTACTAGTGTAACAGGAAGTTTGAAGGTTGTCAATAATCAACTGTTCAAAACTTTGGCAACTGAATTCATAACTGACGCAATGCGGCCAATGTCACGAAGTTGTGCTACAGTATAGCCTTCGGTCTTCAATGTTTCATAATGTGCCTTCACACAGAAGTGACACTTGCCAACAATACTTGCGGCAAGACTGAACGCTTCAAAATTTGCCTTGGTAGTCCCACCATGTGACGCAATAGCGTTCATACGTAACTGTGCTGGCAATCCTTTTAGCTGTGGATCATCTGCCATCTCAACGTATGGATACCAAACATTATTTTGTGCCATAATGCTTGCGGCTGTCATAGCGGCATCTGCATGTACTGGAGCATCTGCCAGCATAACAGCCAGCACTTTGCCGTTACCAGTTGCGGCTAGTGCGGCCACAGCACACCCCATGGCCACATCAGCATCCAATGTACTACGCAGTAAAACAGCATCAAGGTTTAACTTGGTGTCCTTAGCGTAGTCTGGCAACACACCTTTTACTGATTCAATAAAACTCATTTTGTTTTCTCCGAAATTGTTTTATAACCTTTATAGGTAGGATGAACTTTATCCGGGCTAGTATCATGCTGTCTAGCATCTATTACAAAATCCTTGTATTTGTCTGCTACTGCAAGTACTGCCCGTCTCTTATCTTCCTTTATGTTAGGAACAATCCAATAAACATGACTAGCATCAACTAGTTGTCTTAAAGAATCTAATTCTTCAAACGTGTTTATTTTTGCAGTGTCGTTTGATCCTAGACTGATAATCACAGTCTTTGCCTGCGTATTACCTTGTGTGTGAAATATATGACGGTTTACATAGTCGTAACTATTAATACCGCTCTTAGCACGGGTAACACATTCTGTGCGGACTTGTCCTACACCTACTGCTAGGCTATCACCTAGAATTAAACACTCTAACATAAATGATCCTATCAAAGTGTTTCACCGCCGACTGTGCGATTACAAGCACATAGTTCTCCAGTTTGTAGCGCATCAAGAATACGCAAAGTTTCTTCTGGGCTACGACCAACATTCAAGTTGTTGACAGTGACGTGTTGAATCTCGTTGTTCGGATCAACGATGAATGTAGCACGAAGTGCCGCACCTGCTGGCGCATAGAAAACACCCAACTGTTCAATCAAACTTAATTCGCCACGTTGTGTGTCAGCAAATTGTGTATGAGTAATTTTCTTTAAATCTGCGTGGGCATTTTGCCAGCTAACTTTACAAAACTCATTGTCTGTGCTACCGGTTAACAGAATAGCATCGCGATCGGCAAAGTCATTTGCTAGTTTGTCATAGGCTACAATCTCTGTAGGACAAACAAATGTAAAATCTTTTGGGTAGTAAACAATTATTTTCCATTTGCCGGGAAAGCTCTCATCTGTAATTGTGAAGAATGCATCTTCTGGTTGTCCTGGCTTAACACCTGTGACTGCAAACGCTGTTAATTTATCACCAACTGTTTTCATATTTTCTCCTTTGTGTGTGAATGAAACAATACTTATTGTACAGTTATATATGCTATAGGCCAAGAGAAAACCATAGTTTTTTTCTAAAATATGTTAATAGGAGTAATAGGAAAAATTAATAATAGAAAAGGCCCCGAAGGGCCTTTAATTAATCGATAAACAATTATAGTACAAATGGAGTGTATTCAATACCAGTTGTTGCTAGGCCCGTTAGCCCAATTGCTGTTTCAAATGTTGTTAATTCACTAGCAATAACCAAAACATCAGCTTGACTATATTTGTTACCAGTCATCCAATTTCCTAATGCTGTTACTTCTGCAATAGTAGCATTCGTACCAACAACATTCTTGTAAACTTGCTTAATGAATGTTTCATCGCTAACACCGCCGGCATCTGCTTTGTAAACATCGGTATTTAAAATTGCCTGTGCCAATTGTTTATTAGTCCAACCTGCATCAGCAAGGGCAATACCAATTCCTTCATATGCTTTAGTAACATCAGCAACACCAAGTGCGGCAGCTAGTAATGCATACACATCACCGGCACGACCTGCGGCATCGTAGGCAATAGCCTTGTCTGAGAACACAACACGTTCTGTATCAGCTAATGTGAATGTTACATTGGTAGATAATGTACTGGCCAATGTTACACTGGCAGCAGCCTTGGTAACAGTAAATTCTGTGCTTTTGCCAGCAATTGTGTATGTGTCAATACCTGCGGTACCAGTAACATCAACTTGAACATCAATAACACCGTCACCTGCCCGGGCAGTGCCGACTGAACCAAATGTAGCAACTTTGCCACCTGTGCCAACTGTGGCAACAGTAAGGATCAAATCGTTTGTGGTGTTGACACCTCCAATGCCTGATCCAGCGATTGTAATTGTATCGCCTGCAACATAACCTGTACCAGCACTTGCTGTAGCTGAATCTAGTACAACAGAATAAACTCCGTCAGTTTTAGTTACATCAAACTTGGCACCTGTACCTGCACCACCGGTTGTGCCTGTTTTATCTTGATACGTAGCATTAATTGGTTTATCTTTAATTGTGATTGTTGTTGTCATTGTTTTTCCTTATAAAATGATCATAAACTAATTTAGTTGTTTATTCTACCATTATACGTGAACTTTCAAACAAAATATGTGCGTACACGCACATGTTTGAGACAAAATATTAAAATAATAACAAAAAGAAACCCGCCGAAGCGGGTTCTGCTATTTTGGATGACAAGGTATAACTACCTCGGACCTGCTGTTTCTTAGGCAGCTAGAGCAACTTTGCTTGCGCCAGTAACAGAGTTACCAGTGAAGCTCATTGCGCTGAAGTCGAATGTATCTGCGTTTGCATTTACGATTTTTGCTTGGATTACGTCCATCGCCTCTCGTGTTGCCGTCTCTAACTATTTGCCCAATCGATTACCAGAGCAGGCCCACCTAAATAGTCTCGGCCACCATTATGGTGGATATAGCGAGAATCGACCTCGCATTTGATAGAGTCGGAGTCCATCTGTCCTACTTGGACGATATACCCGATACTACTTAGGTGGACCTGGCCGGATTCGAACCGGCGTCTTGAACACATCCTTGTCGAAGGGATTACAACAATTTCTTAGGCGGGCTGAATATTGCTAGCCTGCTCGCCTTTTGGTCCTACTGTCACTTCAAAATTAACTGTCTGTCCTTCTTTCAAACTCTTGAAGCCACTTGAATTAATCTGTGAAAAGTGTGCAAATAAATCTGCGCCACCACTGTCCGGAGTAATGAATCCAAAACCTTTTGCATCATTAAACCATTTTACTTTACCTGTTACCATTTTACTTATTTCCTGTTGTGTTAAAATTTGCTGTGTGTATACTTATCTATCGATTACTTACCGATAATTTTTAAATTAAGCAACATGTTTTCAACTGTTAGTTTGGTAATAGTTGCCAACATTATTAGCTTATCATCATCAGTATATACTTCTTTGTCAAACATGTCAAGTATTGTTGTGCCAATCATTCGAAATGCTTGTTCTTGTCCAACTGCAAGTTTGCCCCAATCTGTAGGGTCACCTGCTTCTACTTCTGCTGCAATTTCTACCAATTGCTCAAGTGTTATTTTTTTCATAGATTAAAAACTGTTATTAAACCAACCTATCTTGCGACCTTCTTCGATACGCCTGTCATGTTCTTCGACACTGCCTGGAAAGCGCCAGGCCCATACTGCAACAAGTGCCATGAAGATACCTGTGCTTAATATACCAATAGGTTTAACGCCAGTAAAGAACATAATGACTAAACTAGAACTCATCATGGCCAGCATGAAGAATTTCATTTTATGAGGGAATACACGCTTCTCTCCCCAGTTGGTTAAGAATGGTCCAAATATCTTGTGATTGTATAACCAATCGTGCATACGTTTATTGCCACGGGCAAAGCAATAAGCAGCACCTACAACAAAACAACTGTAGGGAATGCCTGGGGTTATTAATCCAATGTAGGCCATGCCCAAACTTAAAAAGCCTAATATATTCCAAAATAGTTTTTTCATATTATCCTGCAAAAACGTTGGGACTACCTGAACTTAGAGTTTCGCTGCCATCTCCAACTCTTCCGAGTGGTTTGCCATTTACAAATACAGTGCCTGATCCTGCACTTAAAGCAACCTGATGTTTAGATGAACACCCACGACCACCATATGCATGTACGTTGTCTACATCTCCTTGGCGGACCGCCCCAATGCCATTAATTAAAACATCTGAAGATCCTTGCGCCATTGTAGTAGTACCATCACATCCATGATTAGTTGCTACGGCATCTCCGATTCTTGATACTGCTGGCATATAGTTTCTCCTTATGCTAACGCAATCCCAGTCGTGCCTTGCATATACTGATTGGCAAAATCTTTATCGGATACTGCAACCACTGCAACCGCACTTTTGCTCAATTTAATATCCTTATCAGGACTCACAGTAAACAAATAGGGCATTAGTGCTGGCCCTTTAGGACTCATGCCAATTACAGATGGCTTAGTCAACTTGTAAAAATCAGCGCCTTCCTCAGCCAGTCGTGCAACTAGCTCTTCTCCACTTGTTAGTTTTAGAGTGATAACTTCACCTGCGCTTACGCCTTTATCAATTAACATTTAATTTCCTTTTTAGTATCCGGTACCGTTAAATCCGGTTTCGTCAATGTATTTTCTTAATTCTGTGAATCCACCAATGGATGCTCCATTGATGATAATTTGTGGAACTGTACGAGCATTTGGTACTGCTTCTAACAATTCTTCTTTAGTGTATCCATCTCCGATTTTACGTTCTTCGAATGGAATCTTACGATCTGTTAATAATGCCTTGGCTTGATCGCAATAGGGGCAGTGATATTTGCTCCATACTATAACTGGGTTTGTCATTTAATTCTTCCTTCTTTTACTTATATTTAGATAGTCGGCAGCTCATTATAATCAATGCCTTCTCCCATTACCCCAATGACATAGTTGGTTGACTCGGTTTCTTGTAGGGCGCTTTGTTTCTTGCTAGTGTCGACGTGTTTGTTAAACCAAGGAATTGGAGTTGACTTTGGGGCCGCTGTTAGATACTTGATGCCGATATCTTTTAATGCACCGACTGCGGTATAGTCTACAAAGTCACGTAGGATGTTGGCATTTAATCCGATTACCGGTCCCATCTTAAACAAGTAGGTAGCCCAATCTTTTTCTTCCCGAATAACATCCATATAGAGTTCGTAGACTTCTGCTTGGCACTCGTCTCGCATTTCTGCAAATCTCGAATCCTCTTTAACTACTTGATTAATCAAATAAGCTGTCCAACCTTTGTGTAGTAACTCATCTTGTAGAATCAAACTGATAATATTACCATTGCCCATGAAGATACGATTCTCTACCATGGCCAATGAAGTTGCAAATGATACCATAAAGCGGAATGCCTCGAGAGCATAGCTTGCATGTAGTGCCATCCAAATTGCTTTGATATGTTCTTTCTCTGTAACGGTCTCACCTAGTTGTTTACGACAATTGACAACGTGCAGTGCTTCGTAATAGTTTCCAACTGAACTAGCCATGTCAACAATTTCTTTAGTATCATGAATAGTGTTGAACACATCCTTGGGCACATTGTATATGTTACGGATGATGTGGCTGTATGACTTACTGTGAATGTTAGTTTCAAAGAATGTCCAGTTATAAATCAATGCTTCTAGTTCTGGCAATGAAACAACGGGCATAAAGATTTGGCTTGGGCCACGGCCTTGCAAACTGTCCAATGCTGTTTGGCGTAGCAGGTTACTGGTAAAGATATGTTTGATAGCATCACTAGCATCTTTAAAATCATTACTATCTTTAGTTAAGCTGATCTCTTCGGGTTGCCAAAAGAACCCACGTGCCGTTTCTTCAAAGTCTGCAATCTTCTTGTACTTGACTTCTTCAAAGCGTTGAATGGTAACTGGACCTGCTGGGTCTAGAAACATCTTGCGATTAAGATAGTCTGTCTTTGTGTTTAAGTTGTATTGTTGTTTGCTCATTTATTAATTTTCCGTCTTTGTAATTATACTCTAAAACTTTCACCACATCCACATTTATCGCGTTCATTTGGATTTAAAAATTCAAATCCTTCATTAAGTCCATTGCGTACCCAATCAACAGTTAATCCTTTTAGATAAACTTCTGACTTAGCATCAACTAATAATGCAAAATCTTGCTGGGCATAATTAGTTACACCTACTTCAGCTAGATATTCATCCACAAATTCTAACACATAAGCTAGACCAGAGCAACCGGTAGTTTTTACACCTATTCGGATGCCCACGCCTTTCCCACGTTTAGTCAACTGTTGTTTAATCTTTTTAGCTGCTGTGTCGGTTACGGTAATCATTTACGGCTGCTTTGATAGCATCCTCTGCTAATATACTACAATGTATCTTAACTGGCGGTAGAGCTAGTTCTTCAGCAATCTCGCTATTACGAATGTTACTAGCATCATCCAAATGCATTCCTTTAACCATCTCAGTGATAAGACTCGAGCTGGCAATTGCTGAGCCACAGCCGTATGTCTTGAAACGAGCATCTCTAATAATACCATTTTCGTCTACCTTAATTTGAAGTTTCATCACATCACCACAAGCAGGTGCTCCTACCATACCAGTGCCAACTGTAGGATCATCTTTTTCAAACGATCCTACGTTGCGTGGGTTTTCGTAATGATCAATTACTTTTTCAGAATATGCCATTTATATGTTCCCAGTTCATAATTGTCCATTGATTTTTTAAGTATGACTTTTTGTCTGCTTGATAATCTAATGCCCATGCATGTTCCCACCAGTCAACTAATACTATAATATCTTTTTTGATTTCGTGATTGACAATTGTTTTAATTTTTCCATCACGAGCAAGATAAACCCAACCACTGCCTTGTATGCCCATCGCTACCTTAAGGAATTCTTCTTTAAAACCAGTAAAGGTAACATAGTGTTTTTCAATCAATGCCAATACTTTTCCAACCGGTAAATTGTCATCGGAGGGCTTTTGATACTGCTGAAATAAAATGTTGTGTAAGAATACTCCAGCTTCATTAAACTCTGGATCGCCTTCGCCTGCATTGTATCTTTTAGCATAGGTCTTGGCCAGAGTATCATAATGATAATCTATAGTATCTCTTGATATAGCTGGACTAAGATCTCGAGGACTATACGGCAACTCTTCGATTTTTAATTTGTCAGGTTTACCTTCTCTAAGTATAGTATTCCTGATAAAACCGTAGTTCATAACTTGCAGGCCTCGCAGTCTTCGTCGTCTTCAATCAATTCTCGTTCGTTGTGAAATCCATTATAGTGAACTTCAGGTGTTGCTTCTGCAACTTGTTTACTACCTGCTTTGTTAATCAAACTGTAGTAGAATGTTTTCAATCCCCAGAAATGGGCCATCATTAAGTTTTTAGCAATCAATGTAGTGGGAACTTTACGATCGGCAAAATGTGCTGGATTGTAGAAAGTATTTGTTGAGATACTTTGATCTACATATGCTGCTAAAACTGCTGATGTTTTGATGTAAGCATCACAGTCTTTTTGTTCCCACATCAATTGATATTTGTTTTTTAATTTGTTATATTCAGGTACAACCTGTGTGAATGAACCGGCCTTTGATTCTTTGGTACTGATTAAGCTCATAGGCATTTCGATGCCATTGGTGCTGTTTATAACAACACTAGAACTCTCAACAGGAGCAACGGCCATTAAGGTTGCGTTACGAACACCGTACTGTTTCATATTAGTACGGAGTGTTTCCCAATCTAGTTCCGGAGCAAAGTCTGCAAGTTCATTCACACCTGCTGCACGGCATTCCCAAGGAAAAATTCCTTGTCCGTATCTTGTCTTATCACTGTCTAAACATTTGCCTCTTTCTTTGGCTAACTCAACTGTGGCTTCTGTTAGGTAGTAGGCCTGATGTTCAATCCACGATTTAACTTCAGCTAGGGAATCCTTTTCACCGTACTTTAAACTGCGTTTAGCATGCCAATAGGCTAAGTTAGTAACGCCAATGCCTAGAGGTTGAATTTCATCGTTTGACAACTTGCTCTGTATACTCAAGAAGTCTTGATAGTCAAGAATGTTACACAGGCTACGCTGTAGAATCCTGCAGGCTCTACGCATGTCCTCTGGATTACGGAACGATCCCCAGTTGATAGATCCCAGTGTACATAACGCTATGCGACCACTGTCGTCATCTAATCTCTTAAATGAACGTGTGGGTAATAGGATTTCACAACACAAGTTACTTTGATAAATCGCATGATACTCTGGATCAAAAGGTCCCTGCTTCATTACATTATCAATGAATACAAGATATATTCGACCTGTGTCTGTGCGTTCTTTTAGTATACCACTCTTGAACACTTCTTCGGCGCTCATCGTTTTTTTACGGAGGCCTTTTTGTTTTTCATATTTTACGTAGAGTTCTTCGAACAAGGCAGTATCCCTGTAGAACGCTTCGTACAAGTCAGGAACTTCGTTAGGATCAAAGAATGTTATGTCTTCTTTGTTCTTAAAGCGTCTCCAAAAGAAGGCACTTAGAACTACTCCATAGTCCATATGTCTTACCCTTGTTTCCTCAGTTCCTTGATTATTTTTAAGAACGATGAGATCGTCAAACTGATGGTGCCAAATAGGATAAAAAACTGTCGCACT